AGTTAACTCTAATATCACTCTTCAAGTAGAAGATGGTGGTACGTTGGTGATAATATGAGTACATTAAAAGTAACAACGATACAAACATCTGCTGGTGGTGCGGTTACGCTTACTAGGCAAAGTGCAGCAAAGGCTTGGATTAGATATAATGGTACTAGTCTAACAGGTAATGCCGACTTAGCAGGAGTAGATGATTCTTTTAATTATACTTCAGTAGTAGATGGTGGCACGGGTACATACACTTTTACTTTTACAAACAATATGTCAAGCGTTAACTGGTCTGGTAGTGCTTTAGGAAAACATGATGATGATTCAACCAATAATGCTGATAATAGACAAAGTATTCTTATGTATGCAATAACGGCTTCTAATTTTATTACTTTGGCTAGTGAAACTTCAGCAGCTACATTAAATGATTCAGCACTTGGTCATAATCAAGTATTTGGAGACTTAGCATGAGTGAGATAAAAGTAGACAAAATCTCAGGCAAGACCTCTGCTAATGCTATTACAGTAACAGGTGAGAATGGTAGTACGCAAACATCTTTGCAACAGGGGTTAGCAAAAGCTTGGTTACGTGCTAATGGAACGGGAACAGTATCTAATACGGATAGTCTTAATGTTTCAACATTTGAAGATTCCGCTACTGGAGTTTATAAAGCAACTTTTACCAACGCTATGGGAAATACAACATATACTGTAATCGGAACATCAGCAGAAGGTGACAAAGCACAACCTAGATGTGTTGCCTGTGGAACAAGTAGTGATACAGGATATTTAGCGGCTTCTTATGGGTTTGTTACTGTACGTATGGACAATCAAAACTTAGATGATATGGACTTAACAGCAACCTGTGTTCACGGAGACTTAGCATGAGTACCTTAAAAGTAGATAATCTCTTGTTAGCAGATAAAAATAAAGGTACTGGTAGAATACTTGAGATGGTTACTGCTACTTTGCATAATTCTAGCACTACTACTGTTGAAAGTTTAAGCGGAACTTATACGTTTGACATAGCTAGTAATCAAGAGTTGACAACTTCTTATGCCGAAATATCGGGTTCAAAAATTTCTTATGTACCCCCAGAAGGTACTAAAAGAGTTAATTATAGTTTTAATTTTTGTATAAGTGCGGCAGATGGAACAGATGGAATAGCGTCAATTAAACTTTTCATAGATGGTTCTGAGGTTACTAATCAACCAAGAACTGCGGCATCTTATAGAAATACAATGTGTGCTTGTGAATATACTTTTATTTGTAACTCTAGTTCAGAAATATTTGATAGGGGAATTTTTAATTCTTGGACTACTGCAAAAGAAATACAACTACAAGCAATGGAACACGCTGAAAGCACAACAGCAGAGATACATGAATGTAGGTCTTTTGGAGGTTCTACCCAAAATCTTTTCATTCCACCTACACTAACATTAACAGCGATAGGATAAATAATGGATACACCACAATTTCAAGGCACACATTTATTTGACAGGTTATGTTGGGCTAAAGAAAACCTAGACGGAGTGCAGTCAGACTACCGTGTAGTATATGAGGACAGCATAGACGCATGTGCAAAGATACTTGTGCCTGACCCAAACTGGATGGCTTGTGCATTGCAAGGTGGCATACTTCCACCAGTGTGGGTGTATTGGGAACTAAAGAAAGATGAATCACAACCTGACTTCAAGAAACATACTCGTGGTTATTTACTACATAACACAGAACCAATGGAAGCTATGACTGAAGAACAGGCAATAGAATACCTAGTTCAGAAGGATGTGCCAGAGCATGTCTGGAAGAATTGGGATGAAGGTAATCGTCCTAAGATGGTTATCTGTAGGAAGAATCAACTTCCTGCAACTAGAGAATGGCGTAACTCTTGGCGCATCAGCGAAGAAGTTACCGTTGAAAAAGAAGCGGCTTAAATTATAGGAGTATTAAAATGGCTGTAACAACTTACATTGTTGACAAGGACGGTAATAAAGCTAATTCCGCTAGTGTTACTAAACCTTCAGACAGAAACTTTCGTGACGCATGGACACTTTCTGGTAATGTAATATCAGAAGACCTAACCACTGCAAAGACAATTTTTAAAGATAAGATTAGAGAAGTTCGTGCGCCTCTACTTGAAGCAGAAGATGTTGTATATATGAAAGCATTAGAAGCAGATGATGCAAGTGCAAAGACTGCATCTGTTACAAAGAAAACAAATCTTCGTAATGCCCCTGCTATAAGTGCAATAACAAATGCAACAACAATTGCAGAATTAAAAGCAGCATGGGATACTAGCCTGTTAGGTGATAGCCCCTACGCATAAGGAGTTAGGTTATGGCACTAACACAAGTAACAGGTGATGGTCTTAACGTAGGGGCAATTAGTAGTGTTAACTCTGAAGGGGGTGGCACTACTACCTCTGTAGTACAAGGGTTGGCAAAGGCTTGGATTAACTTAAATGGAACAGGTACTATTGCAACAAGAGATAGCCTTAATATAAGTGGTGCAACTGATAGTGGTACTGGAGTATATTCTGCAAGTTTTAGCGCAAGTATGGGCAGTATCAACTATACGGCTGTTGGTGCAGCAGGTGGTAACAACGATTACTTTGCTTTTTCTGGTTCTGGTACAGGTGGTGCAAGAGGCGATTACATGATTACATCAGCTTCGTCTATTCCAATAGTTTCCTCTAGGATTAGTGATAATGTTGAAGTGGACAATGCTACAATATTTACGCAAATTGACGGAGATTTAGCATAATGCCATACATAGGAAAAAGCCCAACTAACGGTGTAAGAACACGCTATTTGTATACAGCTACTGATGCACAGACAGCGTTCTCAGGTAGTGACAGCAGTTCTAATGTTCTTGTGTACACAGATGGTATGTACATGGATGTGTATCAGAATGGTGTACTACTTAAACCTACCACAGACTATGCCGCAACAAACGGCACAACTGTAACACTCACAACAGGCGCACAAGGTAACGATGTGCTTGAGATGGTTGTCTATGATGTATTTAATATACAGGGTAACTACACCAAGACTGAATCAGATACACGTTATCCTTTTAAAGGTAATAACAGTATCATACGTCTTAATGGTCAGACAATAAGCAATGACCTTACAATAGATAGTGATGAGAATGGTATGTCAGCAGGTCCTATTACACAGAGTGCTACGGTTACTGTTAATGGATATTGGAGCATAGTATGACCAGTATATTAAATGTAGATACGATTGCGGCAAAAAATGGTACTAGTGCTGTTACGTTAACTAAACAAAGCGCAAACAAAGCGTGGATACGTTTTGGAGGAGATGATATAGTTATAGATGGCAGTTTTAATACGGGTAGTTTAGTAGATAATGGAACAGGAAAACACTCATATTCTTTTATTAATAATTTTGCTAACATAAATTTTGCTCATGTGGCAGGGTCTGGAACTAATAGCTTTAGTAATACTACTCTTGTAGCAACAAGAACATATGGTACGAGTGCCTCAACAAGTGAAGCTGGTTGCAATACTTTTACTGTAGCGTCATCGGCAAACGATTATGATGCAAATTCTATAGCCAGTATTAATGACGGGGACTTAGCATAATGGCTAGTGAATTAAAAGTAGATAAAATTACAGGGGTTACTACGGCTGGGTCAATAGATGTAACAGGCGAAGGTGGTGCAGTTAGTACTAATTTACAGCAGGGTTTGACAAAAGCGTGGATTAATTTTGATGGAACATCTACAGCGGCAGTTGGTGAACGTGACAGAGATTCATTCAACTGTGCTATTACTGTAGACAATGGCACAGGAAATTTTACCATAGGATTTACTAACAATATGGCTAGTGCAAATTTTTCTGTTGGAGGACTGACTGGCGGAAATGGGTCTGACCCAAATACAACTTCTGGTGCTATTTTATGTCCTCAACAAACAGCATCTACTTTTATAATAAGAACTGGGTCTGCAACTAGTGATAATGATTTAGATAGAGAATTTACATTTTCTAATGTTCACGGAGATTTAGCATGAGTAGAGCATCTGATTTAGCAAATCTTATAGCAAGTGGTAGCACTACAATACATGGTGAGGCTGGTGTTACATCTAGTGATTCTACTGGTAAGACTACCAATTTGCAACAAGGTCTGATTAAGATTTGGATAAACTTTAATGGTTCAGGAACTATTGCAATAAGAGACAGCTTTAATGTTGCAGGTATTGCTGACGAAGGTACTGGTGATTATACAACTACGTTTACAAATGCTATGAGTAGTGGTGATTATTGCGAAACAGATGGTAGTTTACAAACAGGTACATCAAGAAGCACTGCTGTACAAGGTGATACACATTCCCAACTTGCTGGTTCTCTTAGGATAAAGTATGCAACTAGTGATGATGCCTCAGATGGTACACAAGCATCCGACACTACGTTTGTTCAACAAATGTTTGCAGGAGATTTAGCGTAATGGCAAGCGAATTAAGAGTAGACACATTAAAAGATGCCAGTGGTGCTAACTCCGTTGGCTTGTCGTATGTAGCAAATGGTAGTGCGAAGTGTTGGTGTAACTTTAATGGCACTGGCACTGTAGCATTGAGGGATAGCCTCAATGTGGGTTCAATTACAGACAACGGCACTGGAAACTATACAATTAACTTTACAAACAATATGGCAAACGCAAATTATTCGTTTTATCAGTTTAATGCAGGTGCGGCTGATTATGGAAGCCATGGTTTGTACGATTTTATGTTTTCTGCACCTACTACCAGTTCATTTAGAACAACAACAGAAAACAACAGTGGTACTAATGTAGATACTATTCAAGTAAATGATGGTGTACACGGAGACTTAGCATAATGGAAATGGACGCAATGCTCTTCTGGAATATTATTCTTACAATGGTAATTGCACCTGCATTCTGGGCATTCCGTCAAATGTTTACTGAAGTTAAACGATTACAAATATTACTAAACAAAACTCGTGAAGACTATGCTACCAAGAATGAACTACGTGATGACATGGATAGAGT